GATGTCGAAACCACAGGATCCGAAAATTGAAGAGGTTATGGAGTCGCTCAAAAAGAACGCGACAGGTTATGAAGTTACTGAAACAGTAATTGAAAAAGGTCCTGTTGGAGCGCCGAAAGCAAAGCAGCGAAAGAAGCATGTTCGTGGTGATCCGAAGGCTGCTAAAGCATTCTTGGAGCTGCAGGCGAAATTTGATAAAAGTGACGATGAAGCTCCGCAGGTAAACTGGCTGGAAATAACTCCAGATGAGCGCCTACTGTTAAAATCCTCAAAGGTCTGTGAAATTATGCAGATATCGGATAAGACGCTTAGTGCTTGGGAGAAGAAGGGCGCACCGAAGGAAAAGCGTGGTTGGTGGGATATTGCAGCGCTGGTAAATTGGCGCGGGCGAGCTGTTGGGATTCAGGGTGGTCCAGGAGCTGAAGCTGATAAACTGGCTGCAGATACTCGGCTGAAACAGGCCAGAGCAGCTATAGCAGAGCAGGAACTGAGGATAAAAAGCGGGGAGCTGATCTCTGTTGTGTTGGTTGAAGAGCGTCTAACGGAAGCGTTTGGTAGTATCAGAACCAGCATGATGGCGATCGCTGATCATGTTATGACTGAAATTTACAGTCAATATCCGGAACTGGCGCCACAGGTTAGGGGGTTGATTGATACCTATGTTAGAGAGGGGCTCAAAGAAGTTGCTGATAGCGGAAGATTCTGCGCTCCGGCATCAAGACGACCTGCTAAAAAAACAGGTGGACGCCCTAGAAGAGGTTCTTAAAAGGGTATTTCAAAAAATAAAGCCCGATGAGCCGATGACAGTGAGTCAGTGGGCGGCTAAAAATCGCTATATGAGCAGCGAAGAAACCAGCCGGCCAGGGCCGTGGCGAAATGAGATCGTTCCATATTTGGTAGATATCATGGATGCTTTTAACCGCGAAGGTGTCGAAAAAATTATCTTTCTGAAACCGACTCAGGTCGGCGGTACCGAGTGTGGCATTAATATTGTCGGGTCGATAATCGATCAGAGACCTGGACGTATTATTTATGTTCTTCCAGATGATGAAACGTTGAAAGAGTTTTCGGCTGATCGGTTGCAGAAGGTTCTTGAAAGTAACCGGTGTTTCGACGGCAAATATCAGCGCGGCGACAGTAAAGATACGATGCTGCGATTTGCCGGCGGCTTTTGTAAATTTGGCAGTGCCAGGTCGCCAATGGATTTGGCTTCGTGGTCATCGCCTACGGTTATTATGGACGAAATCGATAAATACGTTAAGATCGCCGGTAAAGAAGCCAGCCCTTTGAAGCTGGCGGAAGAACGTGCCAAGAACTGGCCGGGCCGGAGAAAATTGTTTTTCTGGTCAACGCCAACGTTAAAAACGGGACAGATCTATCAGCTGTATGAAGCAGCGGACGTGCGGTATGAATATCAGGTGCCGTGTCCGTTCTGCGGCGAGATGCAGCCGCTGAAATGGGAGCATGTAAAGTTTGATTCTAAGCAGGAAGCGACCTATGTAGAAGAACATACACATTATGAGTGCGTTCAATGTCATGAGCATATTACTGATAAATACAAGCCTGATATGTTGGTGCAGGGGAAATGGGTACCACTTAACGAGGTAGAAGGAAAGCCGCGCAGTATTGCCTATGGATTGAACTCGTTGTATTCGCCCTGGGTAACTTTTGGGCAGATGGCAGCTGAATTCATTCGCTCAAAAGATGATCCGCTGCAGCTTAAGAACTTTGTTAATTCTTGGCTGGGCGAACCGTGGGAAAGCAAGTCTGCTGTTATGGATGTGGATATCGTGCTGCAGCATAAGACCGAATGCCCAATGTTCATCGTTCCCAGCTGGGCGCAGTTATTGACCGGCGCCGTGGACGTGCAGAAAGGTCATTTTTATTGGGAAATCCACGCATGGGGACCAGGCGTAACAAGTCAGGTTTTAGGCTACGGCAAGGTAACTACGTGGGAAGACATCAATACGGTTATGTCAACGCTTTATCCAGGCGAAGACGGCCGAAGTCAATACCGGGTATGCATCTATGGTATCGATGCAGGCTATCGTACTGAAGAAGTTTACGATTATTGTTGGCAACATCAAGGAGTAGCGTTTCCGGTTAAAGGTAGTAGTACCCAGATGGCCGCGTATCTTCGAGCAACTAATATCGAACCGAGATCTCCAGGGAAAATGCCGCTGCAGTTATGGTTGGTCAATACCGACCAGTATAAAAACGATATCGCCACACGGATCGGTACTCCGATAGGGCGCAGCTCATGGATGTTAAATGCCGATTGCAGCAGGGAATTTGCAGAGCACATAACATCAGAGCACCGAATAGTAGACGATAAAGGGCGGGAAAAATGGGAGCTAAAAACCAGCGCCAAGCAGAACCACTGGTGGGATTGCTGCGTGTATGCTTTCGCTGTCGCTGACCTAGTCAATATGAGGGCGCTGCAGGAACGCATTATCGAAGAACCGGCTGATACAGCTGCCGAAGATGAGGAATTAGCTATTCCAGAACCGGGTTTTACAATTTAGGGGGATTATATGGACATCGAAACTTTGAACCAAAGGCTGGCCGATGTGGATGCTGCTATATCCAACGTTATGAAGGGCGGGCAAGTTATTCAAACCAGAAACGGTAAGGTACAGCAGGCTAGTTTAAGTGAATTAAGAGCTGAGCGTGCTGCGCTTGAGCAGCAGATAGCCGAATTTAATGCAAGCGGTCGCAGCGAGTATTTTGGAACGCCGCTGACATACTACGGAAGGAGATAGAAGGTTGACGAATAATCAGAGAAATCCTACTTTTGCAGAGCGCATAGATAACTTTATCGGGTTCTTTTCTCCGCGATGGGCCTTCCAGCGGAAGGCGCATAGAATAGCCTTACGTGGCGCTGATGCTTATGAGAATGTTCCAACGTGGCGGAATTCTGCCGGGTGGTATCCGACAGATGGAAGTGCTGAGGCTTTAAATTCGCCGAACCGGGATCTGGCCAGGAGAAAAGCACGTCATCTGGAACGGAATTCAGAGATCGTCAACAGTATCTTGAATGCCTTTGAACGCAATGTCGTTGGCAAGGGATTCAACCTACAGGTCAGGACAGAAGATCAGGACTGGAATAATCTCCTTGAAGAACTTTGGTCCGAATTTAGCCGACCGGGTAACTGTGACGTATCAGGTAAATTTTCACTGAATGAAATCCTCAGAATGATAGTG